CACTTCGTTTTTGTAAAACTCAATGGCCATCGTAGCAACAACCGCCGTCATTATTGAGCCTGCTAAAAATCCTGCTATAAATACTGTTAATTCAATCATTTTTGTTCCTTAGAATGGCAGGTCGTCGGCCATGCTGTCAAAATTAGCCGCAGGGCGTTTCGCCTGTGGCCGTGGATTGGGCACACCGCCGTCATCACGTGGTTTAGGATCGTTTAAATAGCCCCACCCGTCCCATCCGCCTTCTTTTAAGGGGATAGTGTCCAGCTTGAGCATTGGGCCGTTAGAAGTTTCAATAATCGATCCAATACGTGTGTACCGATTTTTTTTCATGCCCTCCGCATTGGTGTATGAGCCTGTGATAACGCTGATTTCTTTGAGTAACTTAGACATTGAATTTCCTTAAAATTTCTACTTTCTTACTAACATCATCTAAAAATTGGGTAATTTCTAGTTCTAACATCTTTACATAAGTGGGATCGTATTCAACCTTGACCACCAATATTTGCAAATTCTCGGGAAACCTTGGGTCAAAACTCACAAAATCACACCATTCCCGCCCAGTACACGCCATTTGCCACATCATTTGCGGTATGTATTTAGCAGGCGCTTTGCCACTTAACAAATATTCCATGTGGGTTTTGGATTCTGGGCACTTGATCTCAACCAGGCCATTCTTGCCCACCAATCCGTCTGGGCTTGCGCCTGACATTTCAATGGTTGGATGGTCAATAAATCCCACCTCATCCACAAACACGCCACGCTTTAACTCATAGGCTTGTCTGGCCATTGGTTCGGTTTCTGTGCCCCATTGCATTGCGGCGTTGCTATAAAACTCCGATTGCTTGTTGGTCAGACGCTCTAAAATCAATTGTGTGGCGTAATTGTCTCGGCTGGCACTTGCGCCTGTTTTGGTCTTGGCTATTACGTCAGCTACTCGACTGGCCGTAACTCGACCAAGTCTTTGTTGATGCCATGCTTCTGTTCGTTGTTCAATCATCGTGATCTTCCTCAATGTTTTCATAATGTCCGCAAATAGCACAATGCAAATGTCTGCGGGTCTCAGTTATCTCCAACTCACCCAATGGGCAAACTGGGCATGAAATATCATCCATTTAAAAGTCCTTTCAATTCATCTTTTACTTTAACAACCATGTCTTCCCATTGTTTTTCGCTGTGGCAAGCCTGAAACGCTATTTTGTAACTAGCAAATAATTGTTCTGTTGTTTCACATTCACGCATTTTGTCAATCAATAATCCTAGCTTTTCAGGCTCTACGTGGCTTTTGATGGGTAAACTGGGCTTTTGTTTGGATGCCTGGTTGCCGTCATCGTCTTCAGGAGCTATGCCACAAGCGGCCATTAAGCTATAACGGCGAGCATAAGTTAAAGCTGAGGCGTAACCTTGAGGATCGTGCTTGATAGCAGGAAAGTGAAGGAGACCGCATTCGAGCATTTCACCTGATTCGTGAATAAAGATTGTTTCAAGAATGATGCCGTTTTCGCAATCGTAAGTTTTCTGTAAGAGATAAATCCCATTGTCATTTAAAGCGTCTATAACCGCCTCCACGCACCCTGCTAGGTCAACGTACCTAGATTTAAAATGAGGGTTCACAGACTGCTTTAAAGCAGGATTAAACGCCTTCTGTGCTTTAACAAGTGCTGTTGCTATTTCTTTCATACGTAATCCTTAGTTATTTCTTTGATTTCTTCAATTGTTGATTCAAGTTCTTGTCTTAAAAACTCAACTTCAGCACATAAGCGCTCGGTCTGTGATTTGTAATAGCCACATTGAAATGCCAGGCTATCGTTAAGTTGATAATTTGACATTGCCTCTAAGCAAGCTGTTTCGATACGTTTAAATTCATTCATTTATGCTCTCCAGTAAAAAACATCTAACAACATAACCGCAAAACCTAAGATACTGACCAGGGTCATTGTGATTTCTAGTGTGTTTGCTTTGTGGTAAAACTTGATGATTGAAGCGCCATACTCCATAGTGTTAGGAAAGGCTTCGTTTAATGTTCTGTGATACTTCATGGCTTTAAATCTCCTGTTGCGATTAAGGCTTGATTGATTATGTGTAGGGGGTGAGGAATGCCAACCTTTACCTCATCAAGGATTAGGTTGGCTTGTTGTTTAGACATTTTTTAAATCTATGCGTTTAAATAAATCTGCTTGTTTGCTAGATTCGCATTTAACGCATTTATAAGAATCTATTTTGAATTCTTCCCAATTTGTAGACATTGGGGTTCTCAGTAAATTACGACCACACGCTGTTTTGCTTGTGAATCCTGAACCATACTTATGTAGATGTGTAACTCTCATTTAATTTCCTTAAAAGACCTCTTAGCGAATTGCTTAAGGCATGACTGAATGTTAATCAAAATTAACCTTCTTGTGTAAGTATTTACCCTAATATGTTGTATTTATTTAAATGTGTTGTATTTTGGTTAATTCATGTTAACATTAACACATGACTAAAGAACAAGCAATCAAATTAGCTGGCAACCAATACAAACTTGCAAAAATACTCGGTATTACAAGGATGGCCGTTTGCCAATGGAAACAAATTCCCCAAGCAAGGGTATGGCAACTTCAATTGCTACATCCTGAGTGGTTTTTAAATACTTGATTGCTTGTTTTTTGTGTATAATTGTTTTTGTCTGAGTGGCATCAGACGAAAGACGCGGATTGTTGAACCCCATAGTTTCCTGTGTGGTCTTGTCAGACGGCAAACAATTCTTTTGATTCGCGTCAATCGTTTGTTGTTGCTCTCGCCAAGAGCCAAGACCACAGAGTGAATTATGGGGTTTTTGCTTTTGGACAATCTAAATGCGGTACGTCGGTGGTTTAGATTGAGATACCCTGAAACACGAGCAAACCAAATCAGGGAACGTGGGCGAATTGCTAGAGCGTGGTGGTTTTAAATAGTCTGGCATAGTGCGATGCGATGACATGGCTCCGAAGGGAAAGTCTCGAAAGCATAGAGCGAAACTGATGTTTTGACACGGTTAGGCTATGCTTTGCTCAAACAATCACCAAAGGGAAATACTTAATACATTAGATAAGTTAATTATTAAAGGATTGTTATGCCAATATATTTAAGTAAAGAATTTGAAACTGAAGTAACTGGTGATGGATGTGGTTTTATTTGCATTAATCAAAAGAATGATAAAGATGAAGAAGTTGTTATTTGGTTATCTACAAATCAATTTCAAACAATCTTTAATCATGAAAAATTTATATTAAAAGAAGCCTTAAATGATTCTTCAGAACCCAGTTGACCATTACGCCAAACTAGCAATGATGCCTGAATGGATTGATTACGTTCGTTATCAGGTTAAACAAATGGAAAAAGACCAAAGCGGACTGTGGTTAGGTTTAGGCCAAGCAATAGCTGACAGAATTAAGGAATTAAATGAATCCGTACCTAATTAAAGAACCAACTTGCATTAGCTTTAGTGGTGGAAGAACATCAGGTTATATGCTTTACAAAATACTTGAGGCTCACAATATGAGCTTGCCAAAAGATGCTTATGTTACTTTTGCTAATACTGGAAAAGAAGAAGAAGCTACTTTACGTTTTATTCAAAGATGTTCTGATGAATGGAATGTAGATATTCATTGGGTTGAATACACAAATGATGAGCCTACATTTAAAAANGTTACATTTGAAACAGCCAGTAGAAATGGTGAACCTTTTGAAGAATTAATTAGAAAAAGACAATATTTACCAAATCCAGTTTCAAGAATCTGTACTGCTCAATTAAAAATACGCACAATTAACAAATATTTACGTTCTTTAGGTTGGACGGATCATAATGAAAATGAAGATTGGATGGGAATTCGTGCTGACGAGCCACGCAGAGCCGCCAAAATTAAAGATAAAAGTAGGATTCCTTTGGCAGTTTCTGGTGTAAGTGCTGGTGATGTAGGCCGTTTTTGGGATTCCCAACCATTTAATTTGGAATTACCAAACATTAATGGTAAAACTATGCACGGTAATTGTGATTTATGCTTTTTGAAACCAGGCGCTCAAATATTATCATTGATTCAAGAAAAACCTGAAAAAGCTGTTTGGTGGGCAAAAATGGAAAAGTTAGGCGCTGAAATAGCATCCAATCCAAGTGGCGCAGTTTTTCGTCAAGATCGACCTAGTTACGCATCCATGCTTCAATTTACCAAAGAACAAACAATGATGTTTGATATTAATGAAGAAACAATCGCTTGCTTTTGTGGAGATTAAATGTTTCAAGTAACATTCAAAGTTGACGGCAACCCCCAAGGCAAAGGCCGTCCACGTTTTGCACGCATGGGCGCTTTTGTAAAGACTTACACCGATGTCAAAACAAAATCTTATGAAGAACATATAGCTTTTTGTGCCAAACGTGCAATGGGGGCTTCAGAACCGCTTAAAACGCCCGTAGATGCGTTTATTTACATCT